GAAGGCACAACACCTCAGTCTTGGCTTGCTGGTGACTTTGCATCTAACTATCTAACTGCTGCTGCTTCTAATGCCTTTGCTCAAACACAAAGTAATATACCTACAGTTAAGTCAGTAACAACAGCTTTTTATACACAACTTTCTACTGATACTACCTTATCAATTAATATTGCTTCAGACTGCACAATTACACTATTAAATCCTGCTTCATATAATGGCAATATACTTTATATTAAAAATATACAAGGCTATCAAGTATTAAGCGCTACAGCTAATATAGTCCCTGCTGGATCTACTACACTTACTTCTGTGATTTTAGAAGCTGTTGTAGGAACTTCATGTATGTTGCAATCAGATGGAACAAATTGGAATGTCATTAGTACATCTTTTCAACCTAGTGGGTTCTAAAGATGCTATTACTATTTGCTAATCAGGCTCAGACAACTCTAGCCTTACCAGCATTAAGCACAGCTACTACTATCACTGTTGCTGGTGGTACTGGCGCTAATTTTCCTAATCCTACTACCAACCAAGCATTTAAGCTTACTATAGTTTCAACACTTAACAATCTTGTTAATGAGATTGTTTTAGTCACTGCTGTTAATGGTGATGTCTTTACAGTGCAAAGAGGTCAAGAAGGCACAGTGCCTAGAAATTGGGCTGTTGGTAGCTTTGTAGTTAATCTAATGACTGCTGGCACAGGAAATGCTTTTGCTCAAATTTATGCTTTAAACAATGCCTATTACTCACCTGTATTTAATAATATGGCGACCACTACAGGTCAAATTAGTACTTTACCTACAAGCGCCCATGATATTGTAAATAAACAATATGTCGATTCTGTAGCTGGTGCTTCTGCTGCTAAATATGAGTGTCAAGTAGCCACAACCGCTGCTGTAAGTCTTACAGGATTCCCTGTCCTTGATGGATACCAAGTTGTAGCTAATGATCGAGTCCTAGTTAAAAATCAAGCTAATGCTGCCTACAATGGTATTTATATTGCTCAATCTGGATCTTGGGCTAGATCTGCTGATATGGCAGTATGGAATGAAGTGCCAGGTGCTACTACCTTTGTACAAAATGGTACTTTATATGCCAATACTGGCTGGGTAGCAATTACCTCTGAATTAGGCACTATCAATGTCACTCCTATTGTTTGGAGTCAATTCTCTGGCTATGGTACTTATACTGCTGGCATAGGTCTTACTTTAACAGGCACACAATTCTCTATTACCAATACTGGAGTGACTGCAAATTCTTATGGATCTGCAACTCAAGTACCTACTTACACAGTCAATGCTCAAGGTCAATTGACTCAAGCTGGCAATACAAGTATCTATATTCCAGCAAGCCAAATCAATGGCACTATACCTAATTCTAAATTAGCCAACAGCTCTTTTGTATTAGGTTCTAGCACAGTTAATCTAGGCGATACTTTAACAAGTCTTACTGGTGTAACTATTAATGGCAATACCAATACTTTAACCTTTATACCTAATTCAGCTTTAACTAATAGCTCAATTGCCATTAATGGAAATACAGTTTCATTAGGCGGATCTACTACAGTCACCGCAGTTAATCCTTATGCTCTTACTATAGGCACAGGATTAAGTGGCACTAGCTATAATGGCTCAAGCGCAGTGACTATAAACAATACAGGACTTCTATCTTTTAGCACTGGATCTACTGGTCTTACTTCTACTACCACTTCAGGCGCAGTGACTTTATCTGGAACTCTAGGAGTTGGCTTTGGTGGTACAGGACTTAATTCAACCCCTGCGAATGGTCAATTATTAATCGGAAATTCTACAGGTTATACCTTATCTACTTTAACTGCTGGTACAGGTATTTCAGTAACCAATACCTCAGGTGGCATTACTATTGCTCTTGATGGAAGTAGTGAGGTTCTTTCATTTAGAACTACTCTATCAGGTTTAACTCCTTCAACTGCTACAGGTGGCGCTATTGTTCTTGCTGGCACACTAGGTGTTGCAAGTGGCGGAACTGGAGCTACAACCCTTACAGGTTATCTATATGGAAATGGTACAAGTGCAATAACCGCATCTACTACTATTCCTAATACTGCTATTACTGGTTTAGGTACAATGAGTACTCAAAACTCTAATGCTGTATCTATTACAGGCGGTTCTATATCAGGCGTAGCTTTAATCCTTGATAGTTTAAATTCTACTCCTATTGGAGCTACCACACCTGCTTCAGGTAAATTTACTACACTTGAAGCTACAGGCAATTTAACCCTAGATTCTTATACTGGTTATTTATATGGTAATGGAAGTGGTGCAGTTACTTCATCAACTACTATACCAACTACTTCTTTAAGCGGAACTATCACTAATGCACAGCTTGCAAATAGCTCAATCACTATTAATGGTAATTCTGTAAGTCTTGGCGGATCTACTACTGTTACTGCCAATACTACAAATTCATTAACCTTTAATACAAGTGGTACAGGAGATGCTTCTCCAGTAACCTTTAATGGTTCAATTGCTCATACTATTTCCTACAATACTATAGGCGCTTCACCTTTAGCTGGATCTACAAGTCTTATTACTACAGGTACAGTGACTACAGGAACTTGGTCAGGTTTATTTGGTGCTGTATCAGGCGCTAATCTTACTAATTTAACTGCTGCTAATTTAACTGGTACGACTTTACCTTCATCTATAGTTAATTCAAGTCTTACTACTGTAGGCACTATAGGAACTGGTGTATGGCATGGAACTGCAATTACTCCTGCTTATGGTGGTACAGGCGCTACTACCCTAACTGGTTATGTCTATGGAAATGGTACAGGCACAATGACTGCTTCTACCACCATTCCCACTACTGCTCTTAGTGGAACTATTACGAATGCTCAATTAGCAAATAGTTCAGTTACCTACAATGGTGTTAATGTTGCCTTAGGTGCAAGTGGCACAATTACTGCGAATACAACAAATACCTTAACTTTTGGTACAGGTCTTACTGGAACATCTTTTAATGGTTCTTCTGCTGTTACTACTGCTATAGATACAACAGTTGTTGCAACTTTGTCAGGAACTCAGACTTTAACTAATAAGTCAATGTCAGGTTCTACCAATACTTTTACAAATATTCCTAATTCAGCATTAAGCAACTCAACCATTTCAGGTATTTCTTTAGGCTCTAATCTTGATGCTTTAACAATTAGCACAGGTCTTTCAGGAACTTCCTACAATGGTGGAAGTGCTGTAACTATTGCTATTGCCAATACTGCTGTTACATCAGGAACTTATGGTTCTTCTTTAATAGTTCCAGTATTAACAGTAAATGCACAAGGTCAGCTAACTTCTGTAACTAATACCACCATTAATGCAGTTACTTTAACTACAGGCTCAATTACTACCACTCCTGTGGCTTCAACTGATATTGCTAATAAAGCCTATGTAGATGCCGCAGTTTCCAATCTTTCTATTAAAGATTCGTGTAATGAAGCTACAACAACAGCACTTCCTACCAATATTTATAACAATGGTGCAAGTGGAGTTGGTGCAACTTTAACTGGTGTAGCAACTGGGACATTAACTGTTGATGGTCAATTAGTTGCTTTAAATGATAGAGTTTTAGTAAAAAATGAAGTAACAAGTGCAAATAATGGAATTTATGTTTGTACTGTAGCTGGTGCTACTGGTGTGGCTTATGTATTAACAAGGTCTACCGATTCTAATACTTCTAGTGAAATTCAAGGTGAATTTACCTTTATTGAAAAAGGTACTGTTAATGCTAATACAGGTTGGGCAAATACCAATACTTCTACTATTACTATTGGCACTACAGCTATCACTTATAGTCAATTTAGTGGTGCTGGAACTTACACAGCAGGAACAGGTTTAACTTTAACTGGTAGTCAATTCAGCATTACAAATACTGGGGTTACTGCAAACTCTTATGGTTCTGCAAGTTCAGTACCAACTTATACAGTTAATGCTCAAGGTCAGCTAACAAGTGCATCTAATACACCAATTAGTATTCCTGCAAGTGCAATTAATACAACCATTCCTAATAGTGGATTAACTAATTCAACAATTTCAGGAATAAGTTTAGGCTCTAATCTTGCAACCTTAACTATTGGAACAAGTCTTTCAGGCACTTCTTATAATGGTGGTACTGCTGTAACGATTGCTTTAGCACCCACAGCAGTAACAGCAGGAAGTTATGGTTCTGCAACACAAGTTGGTACATTTACAGTCAATGCTGAAGGTCAGATAACTTCTGCAAGTAATACAACTGTAACTCCAGCACTTACCTCTATTACAGGTTTTGGAACTGGTGTAGCAACTGCTTTAGCAAATGCAACATCAACTACTGGTGGTATGGTTCTTTATGGTGGTGCTTTAGGTACACCATCTTCAGGCACTTTAACAAATGCAACTGGACTTCCATTAACAACTGGTGTTACTGGAATATTACCAGTAGCCAATGGTGGAACTGGTGTCACATCATCTAGTGGTGCAAATTCAGTTGTATTGCGTGATGCTAATGCAAATATTTCAGTTAATTGTTTATTTGAAGGATTTACAAGTCAAGCGGCTGGCTCATTAATTACTTTAACAGCTTCATCTGTTCAAAATTGGGTAATTACAGGTTCAGGTGGTCAAACTATTAAATTACCTGATGCAACAACATTGCCTAGTGGTGCAGTATTTACATTCAATAACAATCAAAGTTCAGGAACGATTGTTGTTCAAAATAATTCTTCAACAACAGTTGTCACAACACAGTCAGGTTCATTTATTCAGCTTATTTTGTTAAGTAATTCAACTGCGGCTGGTTCTTGGGATTATCATAATGTTGCACCAAGTAATGTAAGCTGGTCTACAAATACTTTATCTTGGGCTGGTTCTTATACAAATGGAACTTGGAATGGTAATGCTGTAGGTATTCTTTATGGTGGAACTGGTCTTTCTTCAACACCTACCAATGGACAATTATTAATTGGTAATGGTACTGGTTATACTCTTTCAACTATTACTGCTGGAACTGGTATATCAGTTACAAATAGTGCTGGTGGTATCACTATTGCAGTCAATGGTACTGGTGAAGTAACTAGCTTTCAAACAAGTCTTTCAGGATTAACTCCTTCAACAGCTACAGGTGGTGCAGTTACTCTTGCTGGTACTTTGGGTGCATCTTCAGGTGGTACTGGAGTAGCGACTCTAAGCGGTCTTGCTTATGGCAATGGTACTTCAGCCTTTACAGCAGCCACAGCCGCACAAGTAGTCTCTGTCATAGGCACTACTGCGGTGACTAATGCGACCAATGCAACAAATTCAGCTAATATAGCTTTAACAGCAGGTTCTGGTGCTACAAATTATTTACACTTTAGCTCTACAGCTACAGGAAACTCAGCAGTGAATACTAATACTTCTCTAACCTATAATTACACAAATAATGCAATTACAAGCGGTATTAATGGTGGGGCATTTTAATTTTGGTTTATAATCTATTTTTTAAAGGAATTTAATTATGGCAGCTAGTGGATTTACCCCTATTTTACTATATGCAAGTGGCACAACTGGTAATACACCTTCGGCTACCAATTTAACAAGCTCATCTTTAGGTGCTGAACTTGCTTTAAATTATACCGATGGTAAATTATTTTATAAGGATAATGCTGGTACTGTTCAAGTTCTAGCTTCTAAGGCTTCAGCTTCTACTACTTTTAGTGGTGGAACTACTGGTTTAACTCCTTCTACTGCAACTACAGGTGCTATTACACTAGCTGGTACTTTAGTAGTATCCAATGGCGGAACAGGGGCAACTACTCTTACTGGTCTTATTAAGGGCAATGGTACTTCAGCATTTACTGCTGCTGTATCTGGAACTGATTATGCTCCAGCAACCTCTGGAACTTCTATTCTTTATGGTAATGGATCTGGTGGTTTTAGTAATGTCACTGTAGGTTCTGGTCTTACTTTCACTGGCGGTACTTTAACAGCGACATCTTCTGGCGGATCTGTAACCTCAGTATCTGTAGTAACTGCCAATGGTTTTGCTGGTACTGTAGCTACAGCAACTAGCACTCCAGCGATTACTTTAACAACTTCTATTACTGGTGTATTAAAAGGCAATGGCACTGCAATTAGTGCTGCAACTGCTGGTACTGATTATACAACTCCTACAGGCTTAGAGCTTTTAAGCAATAAGAGAATTAACCCAAGAGTATCTGCTACTACAACAGCTTCTTCTTTAACTCCAGATGTCTCTGTATCAACTGGCTATGATGAATATGCTTATACAGCTTTAGCATCTGCTTTAACTATTAATGCTCCTACAGGCACTCCTGTAGATGGCAATAAACTTATATTTAGACTCCTTGATAATGGTACTGCTCAAACACTATCATGGAACTCTACTTATACAATTATCGGTGTCACTTTACCCACAACAACAGTAGCTAACAAAACCACTTATGTAGGATGTATTTATAATGCAAATAACACAAGATGGGATGTAGTTGCTGTAACAACTCAAGCTTAAGGACAAAATATGACAACTTGCGCTGTATGCCAAATCTCAGATGGTTTAGTAATTAATTTAATTGTAGCTGAGCCTACAGACCTTCCACCAGCTAATTGCGAGCTTATTGTAACTCCAGATTCATCTGGCAATAATGCAAATATTGGCGATACATGGAATGGAACAATATTCGTAGCACCAACTAGCGCAACTGCATAATGGCAATATCCTTTATATCAGCTGGTACACAGATTCAATCTGTAGCCAATCCTACACCAGGATTACCCTCTGGCTATCAAGCTGGCGATTTATTAATTCTTATTACTGGCAGTGCTAATACTGTAACTCCTACTGTTAGTGGCTATACACAAATAATTTCTACACAATATAGTACAAATACATCTAGTTCTATATTTTATAAAGTAGCAACAGCATCAGAAACTGCACCTACTGTATCAGATAGTAATAGTTCTTGTTTTGCTCAAATACTTTGTTATCGTGGTGCAAGTATAGGGAAAATAGCGACTGCTGCCACAGCCGCAGGAACTTCATTAGCAACAAATACAGTAACCACTCCAATAGCAAATGCTTGGATTGTTAGCTTTTGGAGCAATAACCCTAAAGCATCTACATGGTCTACACCATCAGGAACAACACAAAGAGCTGTTAATACTTTACAAACAGGATCTTATTGCGGTTTTGTAGCAGTAGATGAAATTCAAGCAACAGCAGGTGTTAGTACTGCTAGGACATCAACTGAAACAGGTTCTGGATCTGTAAACGGAGTTGCTTCTGCTTTTGTTTTATTACCTAATACAACCCAAAAAACAGTATTCATAACTTCTGGTACGACATACACAATTCCTTCAGACTATGCAAGCTTAGTATCAGTTGAAGGTATTGGCGGTGGTGGTAATGGTGATAGTTCTTTTGCTGGAGGTGGTGGTGGTGCTTATGCCAAATCCACAAATATTACTGGACTATATGCTGGATTAACTACTTATGTATCTATAGGTGCAGCAAATGGAGACACTTGGTTTAATACCTCTAATTCTGCGCCTACTTTAGCTTCAACTGGGGTTCTTGCTAAAGCAGGACAGTCAGCTAGTTCAACAAATGGAGGTGCTGGAGGAGCTTCAGGTTCTTCTATAGGAAATACTAAATATTCTGGTGGTTCTGGAGGTACATCAACAAATTATACAGCAGGTGGAGGTGGTGCGGCTGGTGCAGGTGGAGCAGGAGGAAATGGATCAAATGATGGCGCTGTTGGTGGTAGTGGTGGTGGTGGCGGAGCATCATTAAATTCTCCAGGTAATGGGGGTAGCACTTCAACAGGATCTAACGGAGCTAATGGTGGTAATGGTGGTTCTGGAACTGGTGGTGGTGTAGGTGGATCAGGTAATGGTGGTAATGGTACAGCAGGCACTGGTGGTGGTGGTGCAGGTGGTGCTGGAGGCGGATCTTACACTGGTGGTAATGGTGCTACAGGATCATATTGGACAGCAACCGCAGGAGGCACAGCAGGCTCAGGTGGTGGAGGCGGTGGAGGTGGTGGCTTTGGTGCTGCTGGTGGTGCTGGAGGTCTTTATGGTGGTGGTGGTGGCGGATCTTCTAATTTAACAGCATCAGGCGCTCAAGGCATTATTGTATTTACTTACAACGCATATACTAATATCACCAAAAAAACTGTATTTATTACAAGTGGCACAACTTACACAATACCAAGTGACTTCCAAACTCTTATCTCTGTAGAAGGTATTGGAGCTGGAGGAGCTAATCCCAATCCAGCTAGTTATGGTGGAGCAGGAGGCGGAGCTTATGCAAAATCAATTTCTGTTTCTGGTTTAACTCCTGGCGCAACAGCATACTGTTCAGTAGGGGCTGGTACAACATCAGGTGCTGGTGGTGATACATGGTTTAATATATCAAGTAATGCTGCTCCAACATTGACAACACAAGGTATTTTAGCTAAAGGTGGACAAGTTTCGGCTACGAGTACTGGGGGTTTAGGAGGGCAAGCATCCGCTTCTATAGGTGATGTTAAGTTTTCTGGTGGTAATGGAGGAGCATACTCTAGTGGAGCTGGTGGATCAGGCGGTGCTGCTGCTCCAGGCGGTGTAGGAGGAAATGGATCAAGCGCTTCAGGTACAGGTGGTAGAGGGGCTGGCGGTGGAGGTGCATCAGCATCTGCGGCAGGAAATAATGCTACAAATGCTTCTGGTAGCACTGGCGGTAATGGCGGTAATGGAGGTGGTGGTACTGGAGGTGGTGCTGGTTCAACAACTACTGGAGCAAACGGAACATCAGGTACAGGTGGTGGCGGTGGCGGTGGTGGATCTATTGGTGGGGCTGGAGGTTCTGGCATTGCAATATGGACTCAAACTTCTAACTCTGCAACAGCTGGAGCAGGTGGTGGCTGCGGTGCAGGAAGCTCAAATATAGCTGGTGGAGGTGGTCTCTATGGCGGTGGCGGAGGTTATGGTAGCTACGCTTCAGCACAAGGCATCATTGTATTTACCTATAATGCAGCTACATCTGTAGTTACCAATACAAGTAATTTCTTTTTATTCTTTATGTAAATATTGATATAATAATTTCAGGGATAAGTCATAACCCTTTTTTTATGACTAAAATGAAGGAAAAAGGACAATGGATCAAGTTACTATTAGTGTAGATTTAGCTAACTCTATATGGGGTTATTTAGCCACTAAGCCTTTTGCAGAAGTTGCTAATCTAGCTACAGCATACCAACAAGCAGTTGGTCATCAAGTGGCAGCGATTGAAGCAGCTAAAGCAGAAGCAGCAACACCAGTAGAAGCACCAACAGCATAAGGAAATAATATGGAAATAGGCGATATTCATAGTTTTGTTTTATTAATACTTAGTGTCGCCTGTTCTATTTTAGGCTGGTTTGCCAAACAATTGTATTATTCAGTTGATAAGCTAAAAGAAGATTTAAACAAACTCTCTGAAAATGTATCAGAAAAATATTTAAGAAAAGATGACTACAGAGATGATATGCACGACATCAAAGAAATGCTTAACAAAATATTTGAAAGATTAGATTCAAAACAAGACAAATAAAGGAAAATAAAATGAAACAAAAATTAAATGAATTAAAAGATTTTTTGATTGTAGTTTTACTATTTGCATTTAGAGTTTTAGTAGTATGGGCAGAAGGCTTTTTAAATGAAGCTTATGCTGTTGTATCTAAATTAGATATTTTAGTAAACAATGAAATTGCAGCAGTTGAAGCTGACAAAACACCAGCACCTACAGTAGCACCAGCAACAAACTCAGACCTACAGTCAAAGTAATTATGTCACTCTTTACTTGGCTCTCTATTAAATGGTGGGTTAAGGTACTTACTTCAGACTACTATAGTCTATTAGGCTTTATGCCAACTTGGTTACCCAAAGGTATTATGATCTTTGCGGTAGCCTTGTTCTTTTTAGAAGTCATCCTAGAGTCTATCCAACAAGTTCCCTATTTTTATAGACTACCTATAAGAATCATTACTATCATTATCTTTGCATCTGGCGCATATTTAAAAGGGGCGCAAGCTGTAATTTTTCATGATAAAGCAGTGATTAAAGAAGTGACTGACAAGCAAGTGATTGTAACTACAAATATTAAAAATACTTACACTAAACAATTAAATGCTATAAAATCGACAAATGCTAAACTTAGACAAAAAATTAATACTAAAGATGATGGCGATTGCAAGTTGCCTAAGTCTTTTATCGAGTTGCACAACAACTCAAGTCAAGGTAGGATTCCCAACCCCACCTGGCGAATTGATGTTACTCCCCCCAAAATTACAGCCCCTACCAAATGATGCTAAACTATCTACCGCAGAAGGTGTTATAGTCGATAACTATACCGCCTATCAAGTAGTATCAGAGCAACTTATAGAATTACAATCATGGATCAAGGAACAGACCAAAATCAAATAAATAAAATCTTTACCCATTTAGTCACTGGTAAGGATAATCAAACCCATGATATAGCTCGCTGGTCATGGCTAATTGCTACTTTAGTAGTAATAGGCGGAGCAGTATGGAATGCTTTTAACTCCCATATTTTTATTATTAAAGACTTTGCCGAATCTATTTCAGTAATTGCTGGCGCTCACAGTGCTTCAATATGGGCTAAAAAAGATACTGAGCCACCGCCAATAGACACCCCAGAATGAATTTAACTACTCACTTTACTTTAGAAGAATTATTTTTTTCTGAAACAGCTTTAAGAAATAATATCGACAACACCACTCAAGATCCTGTGATCTTAGGCAACCTACAATATTTGGCTAATCAACTCGAACCCATTAGAGACTTACTTGGTCACCCTATCCATATCAATAGTGCCTATCGATGCCTAGCGGTTAATACTCTATTAGGATCTAAAGACACTAGCTATCACTGTAAGGGCTTGGCGGCTGATATAATTTGCCCTAGCTTTGGAACTCCCAGAGATATTATCGAAGCCATTATTAAATCAGATATTCAATATGACCAATTAATCTGGGAATATCAAAGCTGGTGTCATATTGGATTCGCAATACCAGGCAATAAACCTAGAATGCAAAAGCTTATTATAGATAAACAAGGTACTAGAGCTTATGAGTGATATATTTGATGACGCATCCGATTTAGAGATTTTGCAAAGAAATACTGCTATAAAATCTATTCAGGATAAAAAACCATTAGAAGCGACTGGTCATTGTTTATATTGCAATGAAGAAGTCAAGGCAAAAGAAAGATTTTGTACTGTGGATTGCAGGGATGATTATGATTTTGAGCAAAGAGTTAAGCATATAGCTGGCAAAATATAGTCTATTTCGCACAGAAACAGCCCTAGAATCACTTTTTTTTATTTTTTGATACTCTCTTAAGCCACAATCTATATTCAACTGTTAAAACAGCCCATAAGACCATAGCAAATAATGCTATTACGCAAAAACAAGCAATAAAAAATCCTACTTCTAAATTAAAGTCCATTTTGAGATTCAACTACTCTTTTAATATCAATCTTTTCTCTTTCAAGTCTTTCAGCTACTAATTGAGCATAACCAGCAATATCATCCCAGTGATCTTTATGATTAGGATTGCCATATAAAATTCTGCTTAACTTAACCATTATCATGTGGATTGATTCTTTTTGATCTGGTTCTAAATCTTCCCATGCAAAAAGACCTGTGATATTTTCCATAAACTCCTGGATAAAAGTAGCCTTTAGCATAAAGTCACCATGAGTCTTTTCTCTTTCTTGAATTAGTTTAGACATCTATAAATCTCCCATGCAAAGTAAGCATAGTAAATAACTAAAAAAATAGTAATCCATAG